AACTGCCATTGGCAGAGATAGCGACGGTATCAGGCTATTTCAAGATAGTCTATCTGATTCTTTTTATATGGGCATAAAGTGGGTTTATGGCATATCTTTACCACACACTCACACACTGTCCTAGACCATCGGCAGATAAAATCTATCTACTATTAGTAGCGCAATCAAAAAGAGGGTAACGAGCAAGCCATTCGATAGAAAAGAGTCTGACAAAGGTAGAGAGTCTGAGGACCCCCCACCGACCCCATTTTTTTCTAGCGTATTAACGTATGTCCTATCCACTCACCATCGGGGTATTTTTACCATTCATAAGCATTTCCTAATATGGCAACACCTTTAGATAAAATACAACGCTACATGGGCGGTGATTACACAGAGGAGCAGAGGGAGAGAGTACGCCGTCAGGGCGTGTCTGAGCGTAGAGCCAGAAGTTTTGGGGATGATTTAGTTCAAGGTAGAATGCTTCCGCTTGACATAGAGGCACAGTATGACGCATCGCCGCTAGGCTTAACCAGAGCGCCTCAGCCAGACCCCGGAAGTATGAGGGCTATAGTGGATGACGATACCATGCGAGGCGCGTTGTACGGCCTTATAGAGCCTGCTATGACGAGAAATATACCAGAAGGTAGGGCAGAGGGATTAATTAACTGGCGAAATTGGGTGGGTGGTTATGCCGATATGTTGGGCAAAACACTGAGCAAATCAGAAAACCCAAGTATTGGCGATTATTTGATGGCTAGTTTTGATGCCGCAAGTCTTGGATTCCCTAAAATAATGACGCAATACGTAAAGAATTTGCGTAATTACGTACCCGGTTTTTATAGTGGTCAGCAGGCTTTAGGCGCTGGAAGAAATGCACTGCTCGCCGGAGTTGAAACAACAAAGGATTTTGCACAGCAGTTGTACAGAGATGTGCCAATCTCAAAGGGTACTGAAAATACACTTAGAGAAGAACTGGCAAAATACAGGGAATTGCGGCAATTGGGTAGAGATGGCGGGTTTACCGACGAAATTATCGACGGAATGAGATCGTCTGCTAGAAAGATTCATGGTCAGATTGGTCAGAATATTGTTCACGGAAGAATGATGGGTGAGTCTCCCGAAGTTTTGAGGGGGTGGGCAGAGAAAAATTTTGGGGAGGAACTACCCTTTGATCGCTCTCTAGCCAATGAGATGTTTGATGACGTAGACGCAGAGTTAATCTACGATATGTCAAATGAGGCTTGGGAAGGCGTATCTGGTGGGTACATGGGAAAGGCAAAGGATGCTCTTTTCATAGACAAGAAGAATACCAGAGTAGCGGGAAACTCTTTTAATGACATTGTGTCGTCCCGGCAGTTTAAGACTTTGCGCCGATTAAACGCAAAACACAGCCCAAAGTCAGCAGAAGAGTGGTTAAGGGTTCTAGACGAATACGATCCGAATTGGTCAAAGAATTTGGCTATTCCTCGAAAGAGTGTTGTGCAGGGTACTGAAGGCGTATTGTTTCAGTTTTCCCCCGCAGGAAAACAAGACTATCTTCTTGGCGGCTTTAATGCTATAATCAAGGTTCGTAAGGATGGTACTGCCAAGATGTTTGGCACGGATAAGCAGGATATATTCAATTTCAAAATTCCGGGTGGTGCTGACGCTATAGTAGGAATAGGAAATCAGAAAGCGGTAAACTTTGGCGGCCCCAAAGACAAAACTGCAAAAAGGTTAAGCAACAGACCAATTCCCAAATACAAACCTCCAAAGAAGAGGGAAACAGGTGAAGAGGTTACTCTGGAAAAAGCCAAAGAGACACAGGCATCAAGTAACAAAAGAAAAGAGTATAATTATTTAAGTGATAAAGATGAAAGAATCTTGGATTCTATTTTGGGTACTGCTGGTGGTGTTTCACCGTCCCGCATTGGTGCTTCTGGGTCTGTAGCCGCCGCGCTTGGAATTATAGGAACGCCTTATGAGGAGTGAGCAACAGGAAACATTCATTGAGCAATACTGTCTGCATGGCAATGCAAGCCGTGCCGCAGAGCAGGCGGGATACTCTCATCCAAAGCAAAGAGGCTACGAACTAAAGAATAAGTTTGCCTCTGAGATTGAGGAACGCACCAAGAAGATGATTAAGGATGCGGTTCCCAGTGCCATGCGTATGTTGCAAAGATTGGCAGAGGAGGCAGAGTCTGAGTCTGTACGTCTTGGGGCTGTTAAGGATATTCTGGATAGGGCTGGTCTGAAGCCCACAGAGAAGATTCAACAGGAGATTTCTCAGGTGGAGCAGAAGTCCACAGAAGAACTGCAGAAAGAACTGGAAGCCATTCTCGGACCTTTGAACTAAAATGACTCGCGTCCCAAAAGAAACACAAGAGGAGATATATAGACTAAGACAAGTAGAAGGCTTGACTACTAGGGAAGTAGCCAAGCGACTTAAAGTAGGTCGTGGAACAATACAAACATTTGGAGGCCCACCTAGAAAAGATGTTCAGTTTCCCGAAAAGGGAAAACCAATTGAAGATGTGATTCAAGAACTAAAGGATCGCGGAAAATCTATATCTGGCTCTGACAAAGAATTGCGCAGAAGGCTAATAAGAATCAGAAATGAAGAAAAAAATGCCGAAAGAAATAAAGCAAACAGGCAAAAACATAAAAAAAGTGAGGCTGGTAAGCAGAAGGCAAAAGAATACAGCCAAACTCCAAAAGCAAGAGCCGCGAGAAGCGAGCAAAAAAAGGCTAAGACAGCCGCAAGACAAGAAGAGAAAAAAATATTACAAAGCAAAAATCCTGTAATAATTACCGATTCAGAAGAGATAAGAAAATTAGCGAAGGAAAAGGCAAATAACGCAATTAAATTTGCTAAAGAAAGGTCTACTTATTATAAAATAGATGCGGCTGATGACTCCTCAAGTTGGATAACTGGCTCGCAACTAAAGAAGTTAAAAAATAAGGGTGAAAATCCTACTATTTATGACACAAGAATTGCTGGAGATTTTTCTAGAGAAGCCAGAGCAGAAATGCGGAAGACAATTGAGAGGCAAGCATCGGAATATCTTAGCAAGGGTGGAGATGCAAGAAATATTCCCGAATTGGGGCATTACATAGCACTAAGTGCTGTTGACGAAGATGGTCAAAGAATTGCTTCTGGACTTACAAATCCACGCAATATCAGCCTTCAAGACCCAGACATAAACAGGAATTTGGGCGCTACAGTTGATAAAGAAATTTTGCAAGCATCGGAGAAAAAGGGGTCTATACCCAAAAGACTCCTTAGAGCAAGGGGCTTTTTACCAAGTCTTTTATCTGTTGCAAGTTTACCTTTGTTGTTTGCAAGTCCAGAACGCGCTCAGGCAATGACTAATGCAGGTGAACAAGCCATATCTGATACCGCTAGTTCATTTTTGCCGACAGGTTTGATTGACTACGCTAAAAAAATTAATGATAAAGTAGACATTGGATTAGCGGCTGAAATGCCTTTAAATACTCTTGGCGGTATGCAGGCAACTATAGGACAACAACTTTTAGCGGGAATGAAGCAAGCCCCTGCGGATACTATTGGTTTAGCACTTGCCGCAAATGATTGGTACAACAGCCCAAATCGAAAAAAAGAAGCAGATGAAATGAATTTGTTTAACATGGTGTACAGCCCATAGTGGACGTAGAAAAGGCGTTAGAGATCGCCAAAGAACTTAAGAAACGAGAGCGGTACGAGAAGATTTCCTTCTACGATCCATACCCTTACCAGATGAAGTTCCACGCCACAGGATTTGAAAACAATCAGCGCCTACTGATGGCGGCTAACCGAATAGGTAAGTCGTACTGCGGAGCGGCTGAAATGGCCTACCACCTTACTGGCCTATACCCTGATTGGTGGGAGGGAAAAAGATTCAACCGAGCAATTACGGCTTGGGCTGGCGGTGTCTCCAACGAAACGACGAGAGACATCGTACAAGCAGAATTATTGGGTTCCCCTGATGATCCTGAAGCATTTGGTACCGGTGCCATTCCAAAAGATAATATAGTAAAAACAGAAAGGAAACCGGGAGTACCAAACGCTAAGAGCGTTGCACTAATACGCCATGTCTCAGGCGAGAACTCATCCCTACACTTTAAAGCCTATGAGATGGGCGTAGACAAGTGGCAAGGCCGCTCTGTGGATGTGGTATGGCTGGACGAGGAACCTAGCCGAGAACTCTACTCACAGGCCGTGACACGAACCCTTGATCGCCGTGGCATGGTTTACATGACATTTACCCCAGAATCGGGGATGACCGAGACTGTGGCGGCGTTTATGAACCACATTAAGAAGGGTCAAAGCCTGACAAATGCGACATGGGATGACGCATCTGAGCATATAAAGACCCTCAGAGGCAAAGAAGGACATCTAAATGACGCGGTGATGGAGCAGATTCTCTCTGCGTATTCACCACATGAGCGGGAAATGAGAAGGTTTGGCAGGCCGTCTATTGGTTCTGGTCTGATCTTTCCGCTGAATGAAGAAGAATTAATGATTGATCCGATACATATTGAGGATCATTGGCCGCGTATAGCGGCTATAGATTTTGGGTGGGATCACCCAACTGCTGTAGTTTGGTGCGCGATAGATAATGAAAGTGAAACCTTTTATATATACGATTGCTATAGAGCATCAA